GTGCTTTTTAACGTTTTTAAGCTTATTCCACATAGTATAATCTATAGAGTGATGTTGATTATCCCAAGCTTCCCAATTTAATGACTCTAATAACCCTCTAGATAAGCATCTCCACGCTCCTATAGGTTCTCCTGATCGCTCACCTCTATAACCTTTCCAATAGATCATATTTTTAGAGTTTAAATCATAAAAGTAACAATCTAAAAAGCCTACAAAATCAAACCCTTTATTAATTTGTTGAGCATAATAATTTAACAAGTTACTAGATAGTATATCATCACTACCTAACATTATAAAAGCATCGCTATCTAAATCCTTACAAACCTTTAAACCATTATTTAACTTACCTCCTAATGGTTTGTTTGGAGCTTGAGTATAATGATAACCGTAAGATTCGCATACTTTTTTATCTGCTTCACTACTACCTACCGCAACTACGTTAATATCATACTCTTCTTGTAATCTTATAACACAGTCATTAAACAACTTTAACGTGTCATATCTACCCCATACGGGAACTAATATAGTAAACTTCATATATGGCAAACTGTTTTTTCTTCCAAATAACAAAATATAGGGAATAATCTTTCTAAAATAAAGCAATGATAAGTATAATAAGGACGATTAAATATCTTTTTACATTGTTCAGCGTTTAGTCTATCGTGTGATATGTAATTAGAATCGCTCCAAACCATTCTATTTAGCTTTTTATCGCTTTCTAATGCGTTTATTACAGGTATTAAATAGTTCTTGCAGTATTCTTCGTAAACCTCACTCTTAGCTATCCAATGATTAGAATATATACCCTCCATTTTATGTCTAGGGTTTGTAATATCTATATCCCATTCTAATACTTTAGCTAGTCGTACGTAAATATCACTAAAAAGACTATGCCACGTATTACCCTGATTAACTAAATTAAGTTTAGGATTCTTTTCAAAAAAGCTAAATACATCGGGTTTAGTCTGGTAGTTTTCTATTTGATACTTGACGTATGAGCTTGTTTTATGGATTTTCTTATAAAACTTATGAGATACTACACCGTAATACTCGCAATCATTATAATCTTGTTCCTCGTACATTTTTTTTATTACCCCTGATTCTAAAAGATGATTTGATGTAGGGTTAAAAAGAGGGATAAAGTCGTTAGTATCCCTCATATTAAAATGTAATTGAGTATTCTTATAGTAGATTTGTCTTACTCGTAACATAGCAAATCACTTAAACCTTTATCTATTAAGTATTCTGCTAATTTTTGATTTTTATCTAAGTCCTCTTGTGTATAAGTATATCTACCTATTAAAACTTTTCTATTAGGGTTTTTAAATTTCCATTTAAGGTCTTTATTAGGCTCTAAGTCTGTATAAACCTCTTGATTGCTTTCCTCTATTGCTTTTTTTACCGTATCGCTTTGTCTTTTCTTTCTTGTCATATTTTTTATTTTAAAAATACAAAAAAAGGGAGATATTTAAAACACCTCCCTCTTTAAACACACATCTATCACTATCCAACTACGTAACCCGCTACCGTTGTTTCTGTTGTTGCTGCATCTGTTTTAAAGAATTTTTTAGCTTTTCCTCTATTTACTCCTGAGAAAGTTAATACATCTCCTGTATCATCTCCTGGAGCAGCTCCTGAGTTCTTAGCGTTCTCTGACAATTCTAGACCGTCAGTTTCTCCTAAAACATAGTATTTGTCATTCTTATCCTTGAATAAAGCCACTAAAGAAGTACCTACCATGTTATTGATAGCATTTCTAATAGAAGTTGAAGTATCAATAGTTCTAAAAGAAAAAGTTTGATTATAAAAATAACCTGAGTTTGTACCTACTTGTAACTCCTCACTCCAAGAAGCCGTGTCTTTATGTACCACTACTTTATAAAATCCTTTGTATGTATCAAAAGTAATACCGTCGATTTCTCCAGTAACTGATTCAGAGTATGCGGAAATCTCTGACTTGTTAGCAAAGTAAATCTCATCTTTTTGAATACCTGGAACGTTAAAAGTATCATCACAACTTGGACCTACCCAGCCTGCCGTTATTAAACATTCTGCCATTGTATAAATTTTTAAAAGGGGAGTATTACCTCCCCGTTAATATTAATAGTTATCTACTGCTACCTCAGATGGGAAATGAATCTGGATACCTAAAGCGAATCTAGCCTTAACTAATACATTCTCTTCGTATTGATCCATGAATACTTTAAAGTCCATTTCTTCTCCGTCTACATCAACTGCTAAGATCAAGTTATCTCTTTTAGCAAGTACTAATTTATCAGTACCGTTCAATCCAGGAACTCCTACGATTTCGATGTTAGTACCATCTACATATCTCTTTTCGAATCCTTGATTGTAAACTACTGCTCCGTGAGTATCTCTATACGCTCTTTCGTACATTTTCGTTTTGTCATCTCCCATTAATACTACCCATTGGTCAGTATTGATAGTAGAGTAAGCATCTACACCTAAACCATCATATAAAGCCTCAACAGCTCCGATAATATTAGAAGTAGTTAATGCACCTGTAGCACCTTCATAAGCAAGGTTACCAGTTTCGTCAGCAATAACTTTATTAAGTCCGTTTACTAAATCATAAGAAGATATCGCGTTAGGTGCTGTAGCTTTGTTACCGTTCCATAGAGTTAATTCTACCATTTTACCTACTGCTTTATCAAGCTCTCCTAAAAGACCAGCCGCGATCGGCTCAAGACCATCGTACTCTTGACCTTGAGGCATAATTTGTCTAGTAAATTTAGCCTCTAAATCTCTCATACAGTAAGAAGTATTAATCTTTAAAGATTCTACTGTAATTGATCTTTGAGCGATTGTTAAATCTCCTGACGCGTTAAAACCACAAGAAGACCCGTCTTGAAATAAATCGTAATCGTGAGAAAAATCAGGTAACTTATGAGTACCTGGTTTAAAGTTAGACAATACGTTCATTAATCCCGCTGTCTTTGACTTCATTACTGATTTAGCGAAAAATTCCTCCGCGTGTTCAGTTGTGTATGCACTTAGTGCCGTTAAATCTAATGCCATTTTTTAAATTATTTTTGTTTTTTAATTTCTGCTAATACATTTTTGAAAGATTTAGGATCTTTCTTCACTTCATTTTGAGGAGTAGCTACTAATTCCTCTCCTACTGGCTCGGATAATTTAGCCTTTAATTCCTCTAATTCTTTTTCTAATTTCTCGTTCTTAGATTCCAAATTCTTGATAGCATCTAAAGACTTGTTTAATACGTCGTCTTTCTCTACGCTCTCAGCTTTTAAATCCTCGATCAAGTTGTTAGCTTCTTTAAGTTCGTTAGTTACTTCTCCGTATCTATCTGAAAGCTCGTTTTTTTCTTCTTGCTTTTCAGAGATTAAACTAGATAAGTAAGACTTAACTTTGTTTAAAATAGTTTCTTCTTGAGCTTCCTCTACTTCGTTAGTTTCCTCCGTAGATTCTTCTACGTTTTCTACCTCCTCAGTTTCATTGGTAACAGTTTCTTCTACCTCTGTAGTTTCAACCTCGTTTACCTCTAGCTCATTAGAAACGTTTTCTAATTCTTCTGCCATTTTTAAACCTTTTGGTATGTTATTAAAATTATTTATAAAACCAGTTGTCGCACAAGCAGCAATAGCAAGACCGCCACTAATTACGTCTATAAAATTCATTCTTTTAGCCTCTTCAGCTGTTAGCCATGTTTCATTATCCATTAAGTCTGATAACTCCGCTCTAGATATACGTGTTTTTCTAAGGTAAATACCTACTATAACGTCTTTAATTTTATCCATTACATCGGCTTGTTTCCTCATCTCGTCAGCCTCTCCCATTACTACAGTCCAAGGATTATGAATCATAAAGAACGCGTTTTGATTCATTTGTACCTCATCAGCACCTAAAGCTATAACCGTAGCTATTGAAGCTGCTAGAGCATCAATTTTAACTACTGTTTTCATGTTTAGATTACTAATAAAGTTATGAATAGCTATACCATCGAATACCGAACCGCCTGGAGAGTTTAAGTTAATATGTAACTCATTAGCATGAGTGTTCTCTTCTAATAGATACTTAACATCATCTCTAAAAGAATCAGCCGTTACACCCCAACCTCCGATCTCGTCGAAAATATCTACCTCTACTTTATTCTCTTTAACTTGTGCTTTATACCACATAATCAACAATAATATTATTTATATTTTATTTAAAAAAGTACGCGTTTTACAAGTATGATTTTACCCATTTATAAATAGCACTTTCAGATACTTTATGTTTTATAGATAACTCTATATAAATATCTGTATTAGACCTATTAGGGTTAGTTTTTTTAATATCCTTGTATTCTTCTACTATTATAAACCTACTTAATGCTCTAGGGTCTATTAAATAGTTTTCGTTTAGTTTATTTATTACTTCTAAATCAATTCCTAGTATTTCAGCTAGTTGTTTTTTCATAGTTGTGATGATGTGTTTAATTCTGTGATTCTTGTTTGTGCTTCGTTTATTTCTACTACACTAACAGTTGGGTTAAAATTAACGTTATTTAAAGCTCCTAGTAATTGAGCGTTAGTAGTATCGCCTATCTTAGTAGTACTTGGTGTACCTAATAATCCACCCCTCTCGAATTTATCCCCATTACCACCGTATGAATTAATCGCGCTTAATATAGGAGAAAACATAGCAGTACTCTTTTTGTTAATTATAGCTTCGCCGCCTTCAGCTTCTACCATTCCACCATTAGCCATTTTAACTGGCACTCCTCCGTTAGCGTGTGATGCACCTTTTAATATTCCTCCTCTTTGGAATTTAACACTAGAACTTAAAGCTTTGAAACTTGCAAAAGTTGAAACTATCAATCCTAATGTACTTGCTACAGCTGCTATATTTGCAGGAGGTGGTAAAGCTATTGAGTTACCTAATCCTTTAAAAGCACTAGCTAATGCAGCACTTCTATTGGCAGCCGTTTCTAATTGAGCTAATCTTATAGATTTTTTTGTTAATTGTTGTTGTTTTTTACTTCCATCAGCTTGTTGATCTGCTAACTCTCTAAAACCTATACTAGCTTCACCTAACCCCATAGATAAGTCTATTAAGGCATTTTCTATTTTTTCAACCAAGAGTAATTGTTCTATAAACTCTTGATTAACTTCTTTTATTGGGGGTTTTAATTCTGTGTATTTATCATTTAATATCCCTAATGTCCTCCCAAAACTTCCTGTTATCTCTAGTTCGCTTTTTTTAGGTGTTATAATTAAATCTTCACCTAAATTGTTAAGCCTTTCTAGTTCCTGTCTAGCTGTTTTTAATTCCTTGTTAAGCCTTGCTAACTCTTCTTCACTAGATGCTTTTTTAGACGCCTCTCCTAAATCTTTAATTTTAGCTTGTATTTCTTCTATTAATCCTACCGTTTGTGTTTGACCACCTAAATCACCTATTTGTGAGCTTAGCAATTTATTTGTCTTTAGAATCTCTTGTATTTGCTGTATGTATAAATTTTTAAAAGCTAAAACACTTTCACCTGTTGCATCACCAGCCGCTTTACCAGTTTCTAATATTTGATTCAATCTTTCTCTTGATGTTTTAGCCAACTCTAGTAACAAAGCCTTGTCTTGTTCTTCAGTTGCTTTTTGTATTTGCTGATTGAATACTTGTTGTTGAGTGAGAAGTGTTGTAAATGTTTTACGAACGTCTTCTCTCAAAAAGTCAGCTGTTCCAAAATCAAAACCTAAATCTTGTATTCCGCTTATAGCTTCTTTCCCTTGAGTAAACTCTTCAACAAAAGCAGTTAATGAGTTTGTAGTTTCTTTTATTTGTCCAGTACCGTCAGCCATACTGACAATAAGCCCTCCAAAAGCCTCTGTTAAATCACCTATAGAATTACTTAATTGCTGAAAACCACCTGCCCCAGCCTCCGCTGCTGCTTCTGCTTGTCCTCCGTATTGTCTTTCTAATTCCTTTAATATAACCCCTTGCGCTTCTGCTAGTCTATTAGTCTCAGCTAATTCTTTAATTACTGCTTTTTGCTCTTTAGAGAATTGAATACCCGACCTAGATAACGCTGATAAATTAGCCACAGGATCATTTAAAGCTTTACCTAATTGTATAGAAGCACTTTTTAAATCTCCGTCTAATACCGTAGCTAAATCCAAAGCTACTTTTTGAGTTCTTAAAAAATTATCTTCAGTAATGTTAGTGAATGTTAATAATTGAGCTGTAGCATTATTTAAAATATCTTCATCACCAAATATAGTTTTGTCCTGAAGCGCAGTAGCTTCCGCTGTTAACTGTTTAAGACTTAATCCAGCTGCTCTATTGGTTGAAACAATAGCCTGTTCTACCTTTTTAACTGCTTTTTGTTGTTTATCAAATGCGTTTATAGATTCAGTAACAAAACTTTTTATCGAGCTAATAGCAAAAGCCCCTGCAAAAGCTGTTCCAACACCTTTAAAAGCATTTGTTACTCCTTGACCTACTCTAGTGGCTAGGGATTTAGTGTCTCTTAGTTCTCGGTTAAATCGTCTTATCGTAGCTTGGTTAGCTGTTATTTCTTTTTTAATATCGTTAAAACGCTTAGAACCTACCTTTAATCCGTCTAGTTCTTTCTTTAATAGTTTAGTTCTATCCTTTAACTCTCCAAACTTCTTAATAGATTGCCCTGTATCTATGTTTACCCCGAAAAATATTTCTTCTCTAGCCATTACACTATCTGTATTAATTCTACCTTTGTACTTACGTCTTTACCTGCTAAATAATCCTCTACTTTATTTAAGTAATAATAAACCCCGTTAATTAACTTAGGAGTTCTAAAATCTAGGTTAACTATATCTACAGGATTTAATTTTAAATAACAAGTGTATAATCTACCGTTATTTATCTGTCTTATTTGCTCTTTATAATACTTATCTACCAATCCTAAATCATTTGTCTGTAACCCTAAACTAATATCTTTTAAATTACTAAAACTTAATGAAATATCTTGAGGAGTTGAAACGTTTTTAATAAAATATGCAAACGGGTAAGTACTTTCATTATTTCCTTCAAAAATAAAACTTCCTGGCTGCTCTCCATCATAGATCAAAACTCTAGGATTTAATTCTTTCTCGAAGTAATCGTTAAATAATTTCGGAGCGAATATAGTACCGCTAAAAGTCCACCCCATTAAAGTCGGAGCGAATGGTAAATTAGCTACATTTTTATCTCCTTGTAAAAATTGATTATCTAGCTCTACGTCTTTGTTTCCGTAATAAGTATTATACGTTTGTCTGAAATCTACTAAGTTATCATCGTTCTCGTCTTTAGCGTACTCAAACTTTAGTATAGAACTTAAACCCTCTTCTATTTGCTCTAACTCTTGCAGCTTGTTTAAATCTAACTTACTGCTCCAATCATCTGCTTCCTCAATAGGTTTATAGAACTCGTCTCTATGTATAAACTCTACGCTTTTTTGCTTTGAATCGGTCAAACAAACTAAGTTAAGCATTTGACAAAAAGACTTAATAAAATCTACTTGAGATATATCATATACACCGTTCAAAATATCAAAATTAATCCCTTCTTGTATAGGTATTTGAGAAGGTATTATATCAAGTCTAACGCCTGGGAGTACATCTATATCAGTACCCGCGTTATCGCCTTCAAAAGTTAAGTATAAATTATCTGAAGCTGTGAGCGCAATATCATTAACAATAATCTCAAACTGTTCTACAGAATTATTTGATATTGTTCTAACTTCTTCATAAAACACATTGGAGATATTCCGAACTCTTATAGTAACATCGTTACTAAATAAAACCTGATTATTTCTTATTGCCA